AATAAGTGACCCCCTCTTCTACAGGGTCAACAGCAAAGTCGGTATTTACGTTATAGAGATATTCATACGTCACATTATCGAAGGATCGCCATACTTCGCAATGGGAATACCACGGATAATTTGCCGGGGCATCGAACGTGATGTTCATCCGGGTAAATGTTCTCAGCCTGTAATTGTATTGCTCTTCGCTAACCTGCACATTTCCCACGCTGGGAGGCTCGCTTGCGGGGTCCGGGAGGGTGCAGGTATATACATCATCTGCGGTAATATTGTACTCATCGTCATATAAATCTTCATCCTCATATTCGAGGACAAGATCAATCAATCCATCGGGGCGAATATCCGCTTGTGTCACTCTCATGGTCTGTTCTGAGATTGATAATGCCGACGAGGTAAAAGTTACGAGATCATGCGGTTCCAGTTGCAGGCAGTCATCACGAAATGTACCGCTGATTGTTCTGGATAATTGCTCTCTCTCCAGATAATAGGTTCCGAGTATGCCCGCGGTCTCGCGATCTCTGCAACCGTGCAGCTGAAAATCTTTGATGGTTCCGAGGGCGTCACCAACTATAAGACTGTCTTCTGTATAATTTTTATCCGGGTCTATAAACTTGACGCGGTATCCATCGGCGGTCCCAAATGTAGACGGTTGAGAAATCGAAACAAGCGCGCGCCCATCATCATCCTGTGCTATCTGCTCGTCGTCGATAGTCATGGCGATGGCTTCTTCATTCAGATCGGCGTATCTCAAATAATATTTGCCATCCCACCACACCATTTCCCCCCGGAAATGTGTAAGAATAGTATCAATGACATCCTGGGCGGTCATGTCGGCGGTTACCGCGTAATGAAATTCCCAACCCTTCGCATCAATATAATTTGCAACCTCTTCCCAGGAGTCGGTATCTATCTTAGCGGCGGCAATCCCTAATCCGTAACGGGTATTGGTCATGTAGTCGTAGAGAGCAAGTACATGGTTCGTTGAATAGGCTGTGGATTCATCCCGGAAATCATAGAGCTTTCTACCCCGGACAATTACTTGACGTTCCGGGAGGCCTTGAAAATAATCCGCATCGAATTGTAACTTCCAGACGAGATATGCAGCATACCTCATAGGGTCGGTGAATTTAGCAATAGCCGCTGTGAGATTTGCATCAACTGTCTGATCAGACGTGCCAAGATGTTCCCAGTAATCAACAAGAGAGCCGTACTCCGTATATAACTTGTCGTTGAGATAGAGGGTCTGTACTCCCTCAATTTCTCCCTCTCCCATCCCCTGGACAATCCAGACGGCATCGTTGTCAGTGCCGACGGTCTCGATGAAGACATCGTTTCCGCCGATCTTGTTCTCGCCATAGAGCACGGTAACGGGAGCCGATGTTTCACGGGTATTCAGTTTTATACCGCGTGCGGGGTCTGTCTGCGCTCCCGATCCTGTCTTTGGTTTCCCGGGGCGCATGGCGTACGCAACAAAGAGCGACGCCGCCGTAAAGAAAATGGCAGCCGCGTGTGCTGCAATATAAGCCCCAACAGCAGTGCCTGCTAAGAACGGCATCTATACACCCCCAGGATTTCGTAATCAACAATCTTGAACATCGTTACGCCGCGATCCGGGGAAGCTCCTATCACATGACCATGCCCGCCGTGTATCCCACAGAAATGACCATCTCCCAATTTCAGGTGAAGGATATCCCCCGCTTTCATCTTGAATGCCGGGATCTGATCCGTATATTCAGCAAAGAATTGCATCATCAAATCCTTTGCCTTGTTGGGATTCTTCTCCCATAGATCGGCATAGTCATTGAAAATGTCATAACCTTCGTATTTATCCGGTAACTCTGTCCCCTTCATTTGGAGATAATCCCGGACAATAGAGAAACAGTCACATTTCCCCAGATCGTATTTCTTGCCGATGAATTGTCTGCTGATAGTTGATAGTTTCATAATTAATCCGTCGCTGGCTTCTGCCCCCACCAAATCGGTTTATCCTGGATACTTGGTATCCACCTGAATCCCCCAAAGTTTGCCTGATTACCAAGGTCAACACATCTTTGATATGATCTATCGCAAGTTGTTGCCGCCCCGGCATAAGCACACTCTGTCCCCTTGAAGACCTTCCAACGGCAGGACGGAGAATAATTACTCAAGGTCTTCTGGCTCCATCTCTGCAATACCGACGCTATGGATATGTCAACAGTGGATTCGTCAAGATGCCAGTCGTCTATAGTGCCTTCAAAAATAGTAACGGAAAGAGGCGTAAGATCGTCTGGAAGTATTATCTTATTGACGGAAACATCCGATCCCTGCACCGTCGAGCCAACAAACAACCCGGTGAATATCTCGTCAACATTTTCCATCCTTAGTGACGCTCTGGAAACAATATTCGCCTTGCTATAAGATATCGGCTGGAACTCAAATCCTCTTGGCTCGTAGCGGTCACCGTCTATCACTACCGCGGTATCCGCATCAGTATAGAGGTAATCGGTGCTGTCAATCGTCAGGACCACACCTGTAAACTCGGTCCAGTTGGACTTTGCTATTTCTGTTAATATTCCGGCTGGTATAGTTCTCATAATTCATTACTCATCGTTAAGTAATCCTCTGATCTGTAATCCCGCATTTACGAGGCGATTATAAAAGGTCTGATATGTCATGTTGTCTTCTGCGAACCGTGCCCTCAATTTCAGATAGCCGGTAAAGTCAAAGGTGATCCTTGCGCCGTCACTTGGTGCGGCTGTAAATGTTACTTGATCTGCAGTATCCGCTCCTTCTTGCGCCTCAAAAAGGATGTCTCCGTATTCATAAACTGTATACGAAAACACCACTGCTTCGTAATCGAAATCGGTGTCCTTGCTTCTCCAGTTCTGAGTTGAGCTGCCGTACCCGGATACAATCTTAATTGCGGTATCTCCCGACATCTCCGCCAGTGTGCCGATTATTTCATCCCCGCTTGGGTCGGTGATCTCTATATAATGATCGCCGTCTATATAGCCATCACTGATAGTAGCTCCTGTTGCCGGATAACTGGCATCGAGGGAATTATCGGATGAATCTGCCCAGCTCAATGCGCCGACACCTCCGGGCATAAGAGCCAGCACCGCTCCCTCTGTCGGTGTAGTTTGCTCTCCCCATTTGTCATCGTCGTCAATTCCGCTCGTGAATAAAGCCAGTACATCGTCACTATCAAGGGCGCGATTATACAGAGTAACCATCTGCACCCCGGCGGCTTCCTGTGCCGCATCCGTACCGAGGACATAGAGTGATTCGGCGTTGTCAACAGAATCCGTAAAGACTTTATAAGTGTAACTCGCTTCGTTAAACGCAAATCCGCTTTCCTTCGTTGTCCAGTTCTCCGTTGCCCCGCCTTTAGCGTTGACGATTATGATTCCATCGGTGGAGGGTTCGGTGACGGGTTTAATAGTAATATTGCTTAACGAAAACGAAGAGCCCGAAGTGGCTAAAAGGTAAAACCTGTCAGCCCTTTCACCGGGCGGCTGAACAAAATATTGATTAAAATTACCATCTCCAGATATCCCAAACGATTTTCTTATTGTTCCATCATAATTATAAATATCCAAATTCCCACTGATATAATTAGTTATTACAATTTCCGCATAGTATAATGTTTTTGCAATAACACAACTTTCGTAGCATGACGCACTTGAGGTTAAATCAAACTCATCATTTATCGCATCGTGTGTCATATTAGTTTTCCAATTCCAGAAATCTGTAGCGCATGTTGGGTCAGGTATTGCTTCCGCTCCCTTCGCCTCCCCACTCCCCGCCTCTTTCGCTATGCCTACAAGCCGCTTACCTGCGGAGTCGTATATCTCTACTCGGTGGGAGTTGTCGGCGTAAGCTGTAATGGCGGAGCAGTTATCGAGGAACGCCGTTCCATCAACTGCACTTATGCGGAGGCCTGTTAGAGTACCGGAGGCTATTGGAGTAATTTCAACTGCATCACCAATTAATTCTCCATCTGAATCGTAAAATGAAACTGAGCCGTTCGTATCTACTGTTGTTGTGCGATCAGCAGAAAATCCTATTCCTATTGTGCCCGCCGAAAATCCAGCAGCGGCAAGGGTGACGGTGCTGTCATAGTTGTTATCATTAATAGTCAGACGCAATTTCCCGGTTGTAAGTAGAGAAAATATAATACCAGTATCAACACCATCATGTTTCTGCAGTAGGACCACATCAGCCGCAGGGGCTAAGCTTGAAAGAGTATAGACTCCATA